TAATAGGGAGTCATAAAACATGGCTATTTCGCGCGCACAACTTCTCAAGGAACTGCTCCCCGGTCTGAACGCTTTGTTCGGTCTGGAGTACAAGAAGTACGAAAACGAGCATGAGGCGATTTACGAAACTGAATCGTCTGAGCGTTCCTTCGAAGAAGAAATCCAGCTTTCCGGCTTCGCTGCTGCTCCTGTCAAGGCTGAAGGCTCTGCCATCAGCTACGACAATGCTCAGGAAGCATGGACGGCTCGTTACAACCACGAAACCATCGCGATGGGCTTCTCGATCACCGAAGAAGCTATGGAAGACAACCTGTATGACAGCCTCTCGGCTCGTTATACCAAGGCTCTTGCTCGCGCGATGGCTTACACGAAGCAGGTCAAGGCGGCTTATCCGCTGAACAACGGCTTCTCTGGCGGTGCCTTCAACTCCGGCGACGGCGTTGATCTGTTCAGCACACTTCACCCACTCGTGGGCGGTGGCTACAACAGCAACACACCTTCCACGGCTGCCGACCTGAACGAAACGTCGCTTGAAGCTGCGGTCATTCAGATCGCTGGTTTCAAGGATCAGCGCGGCCTCTTGATTGCGGCTAAACCCCGCAAGCTGGTTGTTCCGCCGAGCCTGATGTTCGTTGCCACTCGCTTGCTGGAGACTGAACTCCGCACAGCGACGGCTGATAACGACATCAACGCCATCAAGACCAACGGGACAATCCCCGAAGGTTACGCTGTCAACCACTACCTGACAGACAACGATGCGTGGTTCCTCATCACCGACGTTCCGAACGGCATGAAGCACTTCGAGCGTACACCGCTTTCCACTTCGATGGACGGCGACTTCGACACGGGCAACGTCCGTTACAAGAGCCGCGAGCGTTACAGCTTCGGCGTGTCCGACCCGCTGGGCATCTTCGGTTCGCCGGGTGCTGGCTAATCTACCGAGGGGGAGCTTCGGCTCCCCCTTCTTTCTTTCCGGGTTAATCCGGCTCCACAGACTGTCCCGGCAGACGTTGCAGAGACTGCGGAGCTTTTCCTGCAAGAGGTTTATTCTCATGGGTACTACAACATTTTCCGGCCCAGTTGTATCTAAGGCTGGCTTTATCACAGGCACCGACGCGGTTGCCACTTCTGTCACCAGCGCCACCCTCACACTCACATCGGCCAACGGCCTCGCTGACGCCTACAATGGCGAAACAATTCCGCTGAACCTTGCTTCTGGTCAGGCTGTGACACTTCCTGCGTCTTCTGGCTCTCAGGCCACTTATACATTCTTCATCGGCACAAGCATCACCAGCAACTCAACAACCATCAAGGTTGCGAATGCTACAGACGTTATGGTTGGCTATGCCTCGATTGGCTCTGCTGGCACCGCTGGCGTTTTTGCCTCGGCCCCGACATTTGACACGGTAACACTCAACGGCAGCACGACTGGCGGTCTCGTTGGCTCGATCATCACTGTCAAGGATGTGGCAACAGGTTACTGGCAGGTTAGCGCGAACCTCAATGGCTCCGGCACTGCCGCCACTCCATTCAGCGCCACAGTGTCGTAATCTGGCCTCGTAGGAGGCCAATATGGCTATCAACACATCTAATATTCAGGCGACCACTCGCACGGACGATGGGGACATTTATGCTTCCCGCGCCCGTGTGAAGGGTATCCACGTTACTACAACATCTGCTGGATCCATCGTTCTCAAAGACGGCGGGACCAGCGGAACCACGCGCCTTAGCGTGGCAATCGGTGCAAGCTATTCGGGCAACATTATCATCCCGAATGACGGCATCCTTTTCGAGTCAAGCGTATATCTCGACCTCACGAACGCCACTTCGGTGACCGTTTTCTATCAGGCTTAACAGGAGGCTCGGATGGCAGAAATTGCTTCGGTTACACAACGCGGCAAGTTCGAACCATTCGAGCTTCAGGTTTCCCGTGGTCAGGTTGCATGGCATCGTGCCGTTGTGATCTTCGGATTTAACTCTGACGTTGACTCAAGCCCCGAGACCATTTGGCCGGGTGGAGGCCTCTTAGCGTTCCCAGCATCTCCAATTCGGATGAAGGTTAGCTCCGCAAACGCCAACGACACGTCTGATGGAACGGGTGCTAGAACTGTATTCATCGGTGGTCTCGACGCCAATCACAACGAGATCTCCGAGACTGTTACGCTGAGCGGACAGACTGCCGTCCTGACAACAAAGTTTTACCTCCACATCAATCAGGCCTATGTTCTGACTGCTGGCAACTTGAACGGCGCTGCCGGGAACATTTACATCGGTGATGGCACCGTAACAGCAGGCGTTCCTGCTACCGTGTATGACATGATTGCCTACGACTACAACGACCGCATAACAGGCAGCTTTACAATACCCGCAGGGTACACAGGCTACGTCATGCAGGGGCTGTTCTCTACCGGACAATCGGGCGGCTCGAACCCGGTCACTGGCCGACTTGTGACTCGCGGCACGAACAACATCAGGATGACAGTAGCCGTGACTGTCCTTAACAACGGAACAGCCGACTACTCATTCGAGTATCCTGTTGCAATCCCCGAAAAGACAACGCTTGAAGCTCAGGGCTTTGGAGCATCGGAAAACAACTCCTGCTCCTCAATGTTTATCCTCAACCTCATCAAAAATGACGGTGCATAATGGCAAGCTCTCCTGCATGGACGCGCAAGGAAGGCAAGAATCCAAAAGGCGGGCTGAACGCCAAGGGACGCGCCTCCGCTAAGGCTCAGGGGATGAACCTGAAGCCTCCGGCACCAAAGCCAAAGACAAAGAAGGATGCGGGCCGCAAAGCTTCATTCTGTGCTAGAATGTCCGGCATGAAGAAGAAGCTAACATCTTCCAAGACTGCCAACGATCCAAACAGCCGCATCAACAAATCTCTTCGCGCGTGGAACTGCTAATGAAAAAGCCAGTCTGGGAAACCAAAAATCCCGCCAAGAAATCAAAGAAGATGACACCTGCCCAGAAGGCGAAGGCTAAGGCTTTCGCCGCTAAGACAGGCACGAAATACCCGTCGTTCGTTGCCAACCTCCAAGGCATGAAGAAGGGCAAGTAATGTTTCAAGCTCTCCTTGGCCCCGGCCTCAAAATGATCGAAAAGCTGGTTGACCGGATCCCTGACCCGGCAGCCCGCGAACGCGCGTCGATGGAGATGCAGTCTGAACTCCTGAAGTATGCTGCCGAGCAGTCGGTGGCACAGATGGAGGTCAACAAGGTTGAGGCTGGCCATTCAAGCATATTTGTTGCTGGCTGGCGTCCCTTTATCGGTTGGATGGGCGGGGTTTCACTCGGATATGCGTTCCTGCTCCAGCCAATCCTTTCGTGGTTCCTTGCTATTGTCGGCGTTGAAACCCCGCTCCCTATGCCCGATACAGAAGCCATGATGGCGCTTGTTACAGCCATGCTCGGCGTCACGGCAGCCCGGTCCTTCGACAAGTGGAAGGGTACATCAAAATGAGTGCGATATACATATTTGTGATCGCCGCTCTTCTGCCGACTGGTGAGATGAAGTTCATCCGAATGGAGGTTGCTCAATGCCCTGAAAAGGCAGCCGTTGAGCAAATCTTCGAGGAGAAGATTAAGAAGAACGAGATAGTAGCTTGGGGCGGAACATGCTTCTTGGCTCCCGGTCAGAAGGGGATCAAGGCATGAGCAATGTGGATGTTGCTGTGGCAAGATTGGAAGTTCAGGTGGAACGCCTAGAAGCTGACATGCAGGAAATGAAGGGCGACATCCGTTTTATCCGGAAGAAGCTCGACGAGGCTGCTGGTGGCTGGAAAGTATTTATGCTGGTCGGCGGTATTGGTGCCGCTCTTGGCGGATTCCTTATCAAGATTGTTGACATGATGGTGTCCAAATGAGCGAGCCAAAATGGCTAGGTGTTGCCCGAAAATACATCAACACCAAAGAGGTTCCGGGGCCGAAAAACAACCCGGTTATTATTGGTTGGGCCAAAAGGCTCGGAGGCTGGTTTGCCTCGTTCTACACGAAAGATGAAATCCCTTGGTGCGGTCTGTTTGTTGCAAATTGCATGAAGGAGTGTGGCTTTCCAGTGCAGGGGGATGCTCTATCTGCCCTTGGCTGGTCGGACTACGGGACGCGAGTTCAGCCGTGCATCGGCGCAATCATGATCTTCAGCCGTCAGGGTGGTGGCCACGTTGGCTTCTACGTCTCAGAGGACGCTGAAACATACCACATTCTTGGCGGCAACCAGAGCGACAATGTGAGCGTTGCCCGCATTGAAAAGAAGCGTTTCCATGATTGTCGCTGGCCTCCCGGCGCAAAACCACCCATCGCAGGGAGACTGGTTCTCAATCGCAACCCCGCCCCAATCTCAAGGAACGAGGCATAATATGGCTATGGGTCGCTCAAGCATGGGCAAACAGGTTCTAAAAGCTCCCGGTAAAGTCCGGAAGGTAATGAAAGAGTTCAAGGCGGGTAAACTGCACTCGGGGTCCAAAAAAGGCCCAGCCGTGAAGAACCCAAAACAGGCAATCGCTATCGCGTTGAGCGAAGCTCGCAAGGGAAAGAAGAAGTAAGATGGCAAAAGATCCATACGCAGAAGGCATGGTCAAAGACGGAACTCCGGCTGATTACCTTGATGAGGAAAATGGCGACAAGAAAAAGAAGATGATCCCGCTTCCTCGCCCGCGTCCTGATTTCGTTAATCGCGCCAAGAAAGCGGACAAGCTCATCATCATCAAGAAGGCCGATGGTGGTATGATCGACGGTGCAGCTATTCGCGGTAAGACAAAAGGCACAATGTGCTAAGGAGGCCGTAATGGCTCGTGGCGATGGTAAGGCTCAACGCGGTTATACGCGCGGCAAAGGTGTAATCAAGATGGCGGCAGGTGGAAACCTTGCCGCTCGTGATGCTGCTATGGGCGGTGCTGCCGTTGGTAGCCGCGCTGAAGCCACCCGTAGCACTAGCGGTGGTTTTGGAGGCCAGACATCTCGCGCAGAACCGGGTGGCATTGGTGGTGGTGGCGGTGGCGGCAGGGATGCCTCTGGAAGGCCTTCAGGAGGCTCAGCAGCGGGTCAAATCGCCCGCCTTGGCCCCAATACCGCCGAAGCCATGACTCAAGCTGGAGTGAACTCTGGTCGCGCCCAAATGCTTTCTGGCATTCTTGGGGGTCAAGTTTATGGGCCGGGGCCAAGGTCGTTTTCTCCATCCGGGAAAATTACTGACCGCATTCCTGACACGACAGATTTTTCTGATGTTGTTCGTCCGGGTGCTGCCCCCTATTCACTTTCCAAGCCGCTTCAAATTGACACAACTCCAGTCCCCTTTAACCCTATGGATTTGTTCAATAGGCAGAATGTCCAGATGCGCCATGCGCTTGTAAGCCCCACGGGGTTTCGTGGGACTTTAGGTGAACAGCCAATGCCAATTGCCTCGGAAATCCAAAGGCTTAGCCCTGTTCGGACTGGCTCATTCGGGACACAAACCCAGAGAGCGGAAGCGGGATTTGCGCCAAAACAAATCACAGACCGGATAGGCAATGAAGAAGCTCCCTATGGCTTGCAAACAGCGAGGGCGGAGTCTCGCCTTCCTTCAATGCAAATCACGAGAACCCCGCAAACAGCAAGGGTTGAGCCTCGCCTTCCTTCGAAGCAAATCTACGACCGCATTGCTCAATACCCAGAGGCGGCACCGCCCGACACTTTGGGTTCATTCGGATCTGCTGCCACTCGTTCAATTGCCTCGGCAGCCCCTCCCGCGTCTCCATACGGAACTCCTAAGTTCCGCTCAAGCTACGAGGATCAGCAGTCTATTGTTCCGGGTTCTGTGACGTTTAAACAGGCTTCAACGTTCACCCCATTTGCACAGACCCCGACTGGTCAGGAACTTCTTGACATGAGCAAGAAGCCGATGACCGCCGAACAGGCGAAAGCTCTACAAGAAAAATTTCCTCCCGGCAGCGCGTTCTATGCCCAGCCCGGGAAAGGCATATTTGACCTGCAAAACGTGGCGGCGGCACAATACCCAGCCCCTAAAAACCTTTCTGGCCTTGATACATATCCGGCAACGATTGACGGGTACAAGTTCAATGTGGGGATCCCAAAAAATGCCGGGTCTGATGTTCCGTATGGGCCGAAGATTGGACAGTTCAACGCCGCACCTACCCCGCAAAAGACACAGTCCCAGACTGGCTCAGTTGGGACACAAACCCCGAGGGCAGAGGCATCCTTTACGCCAAAACCAAAAGCCAAGTCTGCTTCTACGCCCACAAAGAAGGCGACGCCAAAAGAAGGCAGCGTGTTTGTCAAGGACGGCGTCCGCTACCAGATCAGAGGTGGCAAGGCGTATAACTTCAATGTCCCCGGCGGCAGGTCTAAAGAGGAAAGGCGCTTTGGTGAGAGAGAACCCGGCGGACTTCGAAATAAGCGGGACGGTGGCGTCATTAGCAAAAGCGATGGCGCAGCGACTAGAGGCAAAACACGGGGTCGTTATATCTAATGGCAAGCCCAAAAACTAGCATTGGCGCGGCTTTATTCGCGGCAAAACCCCGCAAAAGAAGGCGCAATCTTTCACCNGCAAANCGNCACAGCAAGGCACTTGGCCCCAAAAGTGACATGAAGCGGGATCGCGGGAAGCACTAGCAGAGACGGGAAGTGCATCAATTGGGTAGGCGGGCTGGTTATGAACCCGAAGGGTCGTCAGCCGGGGATGCACATTTGTAACATATTTAGCCCCGTATATGGGGTTTGTGCTATACTGGCATAAACAAGGTACAACTCATGACAACCAGCGGCACAGCCACATTCAATCTAGATTTCGCCGAGATCGCCGAGGAAGCGTTTGAACGCGCTGGCCTTGAGCTACGCTCCGGCTATGATATGAAGACTGCTCGGCGCAGCCTAAACCTGATGTCTGCCGAATGGTCTAACATGGGGTTGAACCTGTGGACAGTTGCAACTGGAAGCATCCCGCTTGTTTCGGGTACTGGCACATACAACCTCCCGGCAGACACTATCGACGTGATTGAGCATGTCATTCGGACGAACAACTCCGGCCAGAACACCGACCTCACGATGCAGCGCATTTCGGTCTCCGACTATGCAGCCATCCCGACGAAGTCTACTCAGGGTCGCCCGATACAGATTTACGTCAATCGGCAGATCCAGCCGACTGTAACCGTCTGGCCCGTCCCCGATAGCAGCACACCCTACACGCTGGTATACTGGTATCTGCGGAGGATGGAAGACACCGGGGCGAGCGCCGCCAATACAGCCGACATCCCAGTCCGATTTTTGCCTGCCCTTGTTTCGGGGTTGGCATACTACATTGCACTTAAAAACCCCGACGCGGCAGACCGCATCCAGCTTCTGAAAGGCCTATACGAGGAGCAGTTCTCCTTGGCAGCCTCTGAAGACCGAGACCGCGCTCCAGACCGATTCCTGCCCTATGTAGGCTTCGGGGGTTACTAATGAGCGTCCCGTATGCCAAGGGTAGGCGGGCATTTGGGTTCTGCGACCGCTGTGGTTTCAGAGCCGATCTTTCTCGACTCTACTTCCAGCCAGTCAAGGGCAGGAACACCAACCTCAAAGTCTGCACCCAGTGCCTTGATAAAGATCATCCGCAGTTGTTCTTGGGGATGTTCCCGGTCATTGACCCGCAGGCTCTGCGAGATCCCCGCCCAGACACCGCACAGGTGGCAAGCGAGGCTTTGTTCGGGTGGATCGACGTTGTGGAGCTTATGCAAAACAATTCGGTCGGTGGTATCGTAGGAAACAACGCCGTCTACTGCGAAGGCCAGATTGGCACAGTAGTCGTTCTCAACAATGGTCAATATCAACCAAGTATCTAGGAGACACCCCATGAAGGGTAAAACAGGTAAGCCCACTGCATTGCGCGGTGGCGGTTTGGCCCGCAAGGGCGTCGGCATGGCCCTCAAGGGCGGCGGCATGGCTCGCAAGGGTACAGGCTCTAACGCTGAACCCGGCGGTAAGGTAAAGAAAATGGCGATGGGCGGAAAGCCCGGAGAAAGTGCTATGGCGCAGGCCGAAGCCTCTCGTTCAGTGTCCCGCGCTGCGTCATCTCCCCGTGATGGCGGTTTAGGCGGTTTAGCTGGCGCTGGCAGGTCTGCCGGGAGTGGCGGTGCCTCTGGCGTGCGTAACCCGGCTCCAAATCGTCCCGGAATTGGGATGACACGACCCGGTTTTCCATCCAAGCCCGCGCCCGGAATGACACGCCCCGTAGTCTCCGGTAAATCCCCATCATTGCCGACCCCTAGCGCCAGTCAAATCATGGGCGGCAAGGGTGGCCCCGGCTTCGAGACCGCAGTTCAGAAGAACCCCGAACTTGTTAAGAAATATCTTGAAGATGCCAAGCGTGTCCCAATGAAAAATATGAAATCCGGCGGCAAGGTGTCCAAGTACGCCAATGGCGGCGCGGTCAAGATGACCGCTGGCGCTGGCTCGGGTTCTGGTCGCCTCGAAAAGGTTGCCGCTCACAAGGGTGCCAAGCGCGTCCCGGCAGCCAATCTCAAGTCCGGCGGCAAGGTTAAGGGTAAGTAACATGGCAAAGAATGAGCTTGAAAAGCTGACCAAGGGTCAGAAGAAAGAAAATGTGGCGCTGATTAACGGCGGCATGTCTATGGGCGTCTATTCTGGCTTGATGCCGAAGATCGAAAAGACGCACACAATGCGTGGCTTCGGCGCTGCGACCAAGGGCAAGACCTTCTCAAAGAACGGCTGATTAGATGAACTACACTGAACTGAAAGCGCAGATCTGGGCTTATCTCCAGACCGACGATGACGGCCTCGGCGGAATGACGGATACAATCATCCGGCAGGCCGAAGAGCGTATTGTGCGTTCAGTGCAGCTTCCAAACTTCCGTAAGAACGTAACAGGGACAGCGACAGGCGGGGTCAAGTATCTTGCAACCCCGTCCGACTTTCTCTCAGCGTATTCCCTCGCGGTGATCGTGAGCGGCGACCAGTCGTACTTGCTGCCGAAGGATGTTGCCTTCATTCGTGAGGCATATCCCACAGTATCAACGACCGGGGTTCCAAAATATTATGCCATCTTCGACGACAACACATTCCTACTCGGCCCCGCACCTACAACGGGGTACGACTTTGAACTCCACTACTACTATGAGCCAGCCTCCATCGTTGACACGAGTACAAGCTGGCTTGGCGACAATGCTGAGAATGCGCTTCTTTATGGCTGCTTGGTTGAGGGCTACACTGTTCTCAAGGGCGACCCCGAGCTTATGCAGGTCTACGTTGACCGCTATATCGACGCGCTGACACAGTTGAAGACATTGGGCGAAGGCAGGGATCGTTCGGATACTTATCGTAACGGCGAGACAAGGGTTAGGCCTAACTAATGTTTGAAACCATTGCGGGGCTTGGCTCCGTGTACGTTGAAACCACACATAATCGTGGCTTCACGGCAGAAGAGTGGACTGAACGCCTGCTCAACAAACTAATTCACATCGCGGACACGGCACCTCCTGCCATCAAGGATCAGGCCATTGCATTCCGCGAATCAATGCGGCCAGCGATTGTTCAGCACATGAAGCAGGCCATCAACAGCGACAGGACAACCCTGACCGCGAAACTTAAGGAAGCAGGCCACAATGATGTGGCTGACCTGATCGGGAGACTATAATGGCAATTTCTCAAGCAATGCCGACAAGCTTCAAGCAGGAGCTTCTGACGGCCACACACGACTTCACGAACACCACGGGCGACGTTTTTAAGATTGCCCTGTACACTTCTTCAGCTTCGCTTGGCGCGTCCACAACTGTGTATTCCACCTCCAACGAAGTGGCAAACGGTAACGGGTACACCACTGGTGGCAACACGCTCACGAATGTGACCCCGACGACATCTGGAACCACAGCATTTTTGACGTTTAACGGCTCCACATCGAACACCACAACGTGGACGACAGCTACGATCACCGCCAACGGCGCTTTGATCTACAATAGCAGCAAGTCAAATAAGGCCGTCGCTGTTCTTGCTTTCGGTGGCGACAAGACCTCGACGGCTGGTGACTTCTCGATTGTGTTCCCAACAGCAGACGCTTCAAACGCCATCATCCGCATCGCTTGAGGTAGCCTAGATGGCAATTTCCCTTAAGCACAGTTTCACTTCTGCCGTAGCGGACGAGGGGGATACCTCACTTGTTCGGCCTTCCAACTGGAACGCCGAGCATACCCTCACGCTTGCAACATCGCGCATTCTTGGTCGCACCACGGCAGGCACAGGTTCTGTCGAGGAAATTTCTGTTGGCACTGGCTTAAACCTGTCATCGGGGTCGCTTGCTGTAAGCAGCACCACCCCGCAGGTGAACTCCATCAACACGTTCACCGTGGCTCAGGTTATCGAAACCACCGATAATTCAAACCCCGCACTCCGCATTACGCAGCTTGGCACGGCAGATGCTCTCCGAGTTGAAGACGAAACAAGTCCTGACGCGACGCCGTTTGTCATCACGGCAGCAGGCCATGCGATTGCTGGTTATGGCTCCACACTCACTATTGAAACCGTGGTGCCGCAGTTCCAGTCGCACACAGCCACGCTTGATGAAGGCGGTTTCGGCGGCGTTGACTGGGGCAACACTGCCACAGGTCAGGTCAACTGGTTCGGCAAGTCTCGCGGTGGCTCCTATGGGTCGCAGGCGATTGTCCAATCCGGCGACACCATTGGTGACTTCCGCTTCTATGGCTCTGACGGCGTTGGCCTTATCCCTGCGGCGAAGATCGAAGTAGAAGTCGATGGCACACCCGGTGTAAACGACATGCCGGGTCGCATCTCGTTCTACACCACAGCAGATGGTGCAAGCAGCGTCACGGAGCGTTTCCGCATCGGCAACGCTGGACAGTGGGGTATCGGCGGCGCGACATACGGAACATCCGGGCAGGCATTTGTTTCTGGCGGCTCTTCTGCGGCTCCTTCTTGGGGAACGCTTGGCATCGCTGGTGGCGGCACGGGGCAGACAACGGCCACGGCTGCGGCCAATGCGCTTGATGGCTATCTTTCCATCACATCTGCTGGTGGCACCACTACACTCGACAATACGTCTCCACGAAACATTGTTGTCACTGGCTCAACGACACAGACAATTCAGCTTCCAGATGTTACGACACTCCAGCTTGGCTGGTCATACATAATCAATAACACAAACGCTTCAACAGGTAACATTACCGTCCAATCCTCTGGTGGTAACGCCTTTGGCACAACCATCAATATAGGCCAAATTGCAAGGCTGTCTTGTGTCGCGGTAACGGGAACTACTACTGCATCTTGGGCCTTTAGCTTTATCGGCTCCTCGGCCAGAACTGGTACTGGTGGTCTTGTGTATG